TGAACCTCCGCCCCCCGCGCAAGCACGCTAGGGGCGCATGGTCGATCCGGTCACCCCGCTCCGTCTCTCTCAGGTCGCCCTGTCGGTGGCGGACGTCCCGAACTACCAAGAGGGCAGCTCGGGCCACCGCTGTATCGACTGCTCCTACCGGACGTACATCTACAAGGACGACACCGAGGGTCAGGGCTGCGGGCTCTACCTCTTCGACACCATCGGCGGCGACTACAAGCCTTGGATGGTGTGCGACTCGTACAAGACTTCTGAGCCGGTGCAGTGGTCGAACGCCTCTGTCCGGCTCGCGGTCGTTGGCGAGAAGTCGGACGACGGCACGGTCTGGATCGAGCTCATCCGCACCGGGACACACCGGGCAGGGCGAGCCGGCTTCACCGCAGCTTCCGGCCAGGAAGAGATCGTCATCACGGCGGAGCACATCGAGTCGCTCCACCGCGGAACCCAGGTCGTGCTCACCGATGGGCGCCACCCGACCGGCATCCCGATTCGCGGCACCCCGGACCACTCCGACGAGTCCACGCCCTCGGTCGGCCGCGTCAAGGAGACGCAGGTCGACACCCTCGACGACGGGGTTGTCCGCCTGCTCGGCCGCGTGAAGTGGTCAGCCCGCGGAGAGGAAATCGTGCTCGGCGAAGAGTACGACTCGGTCAGCATCGAGGCGGACCCGCCCGGAACGGTCGAACACAGGAGCACCGGCGAGCCCGTAGACGACTGGGCGATGCTCGGCGTCGTGATCACGAACCACCCCTTCATCGGTGAGATGGAGCCGCTCGCGGCGACCGTACGAGCCCCCGACCAGCAGGAGACCGACATGGACCTGAAGAACCTCGCCCTCGCAGTGGGCAAGCCCGAGGACGCGGCCGAGGCAGTGATCCTCGTCGAGATCGAGAACCTCAAGCTGGCCGCCTCGAAGGTGCCGGTCCTGGAGGAGTCGGTCACGACCCTGACCACGGACCGCGACGCGCTCAAGGCGTCCCTCGACACCCTCAGCGCCGCGGAGCGCGATCGGGTCATCGAGCAGGCGTGCGTGGACAACCGGATCACGGCCGGCGAGAAGGAGCAGTACGGCCGCGCGCTGAGCCTCCTGCCCGCCGAGGACGTGGAGGCCACCTACCCGATCGGCCGCATCAAGGGCGCGTCCCGGGCGGCTGGCGGCGGTGGCGACCCCGACACCCTCTCCCCGCAGGACGCCGTGATCGCCGAGGTCCGTGCCGCCGCGAAGGCACTGGTCGACGACAAGGGCATGGAGCCCGCCGCCGCACACGCCGAGGCAATGAGCCTCGTCATGTCCGATCCCATCAAGGCCGCCGCGTACAGCGGGCCGGTCGCGAACTAGAGGAGGTCGCCGTGAGCGTCCCGCACAAGAGCGAAGTCATCGGCTTCCGCACCAACGCCGACCTCAGCGACCAGGAATACCGCCTGGTCAAGCGGAACGGCGACAGCGACATGGACCTATGCGGCGCGGGGGAGCTCCCCTTCGGCGCGCTGACCAACGACGTCGCCGACTGCTCAACGACCGAGCGGAGCCTGGGCGTTCAGATCGGCGGTCCGCTGCCCAAGATCAAGTGCGGCGGCATCATCACCGCCGGACAGCCGGCCATGTCCGACGCCAACGGCGAGGCTGTCCTGGCGACCGACGGCAACTGGACGTTCGGTCAGGCGATGGAGACGCACGCTGACGGCGACCTCGGTATCTTCACCTGGTCCCCGAGCTACCTGGAGACGACATGAGCACCTCGGTCAACTCCGCGCGCCTCGACGTCCTCCTGGACGACTACGCGCGACTGCTCGGCTCGGATCCCGGCTCGGCGATCGTCGACCAGATCTTCCCCGTGGTGGACGTCCCGACGCTCACCGGCAAGTTCATCAACGTGTCCGGCGGCTTCGCGTCGCAGTCGCCCGGCAACCGCCTGATCATGGTGGACGGCCAGACGGAGCCGATGACGATCGACGTCGCGATGAGCCAGATCGACGGCTGGAACGTCGAGCAGTGCGCCCTCGGGACGAAGGTCACGAAGCGCACCCAGCAGGCCCTCTTGAGGAACGGCATCGACACGCGGGTGGTCCACACGGCGATCCTCGTGCGCGAGTACGCCGTCTATCGGGAGCGGCTGGCCGAGGCCATCGCCTTCTCGACCGCCGTCTTCACCGGCCGAACCGAGGCCCTGACAGGCCCCGACCAGTGGAGCGACGACGCATCCGACCCCGTCAGCGACGGACAGGACGCGGCGGACTCCATCGAGGACGCCACCGGCGAGGAGCCGAACACCTGTGTGGTCGGTCAGGCCGTGCACCGGAAGCTCCGCCAGCACCCCGCGGTGCTGGAGTACAGCTCGAGGACGCTGAACACGGTCGGCCTGATCAAGGACGCCCAGATCGCCGAGGCGCTGGACGTCGACAACTACGTGGTCGGCAAGATGCGGTCGAACACCGCGGTCGAGGGGCAGACGGCGACCGTCGCCAAGATCTGGGGCAAGTTCGCCCTCTTCTGCAAGCTGCGGACGTCGCCCCAGGCGATGACCCCCCAGAGCTGCCTGCAGCGGTGGCGCCTGCGCGGCTCCCGGGACGGCGAGGTCCAAACCTGGGATCACCCGGGCGGCTACGTCGAGCAGATCGACATGGTGCGCGATGACCAGCTCTCCGCGCCGACCGTGGCGCTGGGCTACCTCTACAGCACCGTCGTCGCGTAGCGACAGGAGGGACCCGACATGGCCCTTGCGCCACTGCTCACCAAGCTCGGAGTACGGAAGTTCATCAAGCTGGGGAACGTCGTCCTGTCGACCGGCTCGGGGGCTCCGTCTGGGTCCACGTACGCCTACGGCGCGACGGTCGCCCACTACTTCCAGGACGACGGGAGCGACTCGACGTCCATCTTCACGACCACCGACGGCGGCACCACCTGGACCGCGCGGACCGTCCCGTAGCCCACCACCAAGGAGCGCCCATGCCCACCACCCTTGTCATCGCCCCCGGCCGGATTCTCCGGCGAGATCACAAGCGCTACCGCGCCGGCACGCAGGCCCCCTCGGGTCTGTCCGACGCCTACATCGCCGCAGGTCTCAAGGACAAGCTGTTCACCCGGGTCGAACTGCGCGCCGATGCTCCGCCCCCGACGAAGGGCGAGGCTGTCGAGCGCACGTTTGTGCACCCCGAGTGGTCGCCCGGTGACCCGGAGTCGATCGCCGGCGTGCCGGTGAAGGTCATCCCCCAGCTCCTCGCCTCGCTCGCTACGGCGGCGAAGGTGGAGGCGGTGCGGGACGCCGAGGCGGCCGGCAAGAAGCGCTCGACCGTCGCCCGCTTCTGCCGCGAGCGGATCAAGCAGATCGGGTCCTGACCGATGCCACTCGTTCGCACGCTGTGTCGGCTGGAGGGTGACCTCCGTCTGGCCGACGGGACGGTGGTCTACGAGGTCGAGCCCGGGACGCTGATCCGCGTCAACCAGGACAACGCCGAGTCGCTGGTGGGCAGTCGCAAGGCAGTGGTCGCCGAGGCGGCGGTCGTGCTGGCCGACGTGCCCAAGGCGCAGGAGGTGGCAGATGAGCCGACCGTGGAAGATTGCGGATGACCTCGCCTTCACTGGCGTAGGAACCACCGAGTCGACACCCCGCAAGCCGCTGCTCCTGGATGGGGTGGCGATCGGCTCGCAGCGGGTCAAGGTCGTGCACGCCGACCGCAGCGCCGGCGCGGGGTCGGTGACGTTCAAGATCCGCGGCTACTCGGCGCTGACCGACGGCAAGAAGCGCATCGAGGAGTCGTTCACGCTCGACGCTGCAGGCGCTGACTCGCAGGATTCGACAGGCGGGCTGGACATCCTGCTGGAGGCCGGTTCGTTTTGGACGATCCAGGCGTCCGCCACGTCGGGGCACGGGATCAAGATGTCGGTCACCTACGGCAACGCGCGGGACTTCTAGGCGGTGGCCTACCAGACCCTAGCGCTGGCTCTCAGGTACGCGCCCCAGATCGGGACGCCTGCAAACGCTCCTGTTCTGCCGGACACAACTCCGAAGGCGACGGTTCCGACGCTGACGGCGGCGAACGAGATCCACGCTGACGCCGCGAACGAGACGGCCATCGGGTTTCGTAGGGCCAGGCTGGTCGACGGCGTCGCCGAACTGACCGGGCTGGCTCTTCAGCAGGCGAAGCGGATCGAGGCCTACCTGACGTCTGGCGGGTGCCTGCTGGCGAAGGGATCGATCGGCAAGGACGCGAAGGCGACCGCCGATGAACTGCTGGTCATCGGCCGCAAGCTGATCTCCGACCTGCTGGTCAATCGCGAGATGTGGATCGGCGAAGGCGCTGCCGAGGAGGCCGGTCGGTCCAATCCGTTCGTCAAGTCCCGCCAGGTGGACGACGCCGATCCCGACTTCGACTTCACCGTTGGCACCGGGGACGTGCCGTACTCCGAGAACTGCTTGTGGCCCGAGAGCAGGGACGACCTGTGATCACGATCTCCCTCCCCGCTCGTCGGTCGCTGGCGGTGCTTGGGCGCTCCTCCCCCGGTCGGCGGGCGGTGCGGGGGCTCGCGTCGTGATCACGATCTCCCTCCAGATGAAGCCCTCCGCGGAGAAGGTGGCCCTCGGGCTCGTGGAGTGGGGGCACGTGATCGACGACTTCCGGGATGCGTTCGCCGACATCCGGCACGTCTTCAACCGCCACCAGACCCGCCACTTCGACTCCGGCGGGCGTTCGACTGGCGATCCATGGCCTACCAACTGGACGCCGAAGGTTCCGTGGCTGGGCCGACAGCTCTACCCGGTGTTCAAGGCCGCCGCGGTAGGGCACACGCGCCCCCTCGAGTTCAGCGGACGGCTTCGAGCAGCGGCGACCGGTGGGGCTGGCAGCCTGCGACGGACCACGAAGACGTCGATGGAGTTGGGCGTCGGAAGCGGAGTCCCCTACGCCGAGGACCACCACCTTGGGCGCGCGGTGTCCAGTGCCCTGTTCGGCCGCACGATCCAGCTCAAGAAGCGCGCCGTGGTCCGCTTCAACGGCTCGCCGCTCGGCACGAAGGCCACGGCGTTCGACTCCCGCGGCAGGGCGTCGTTCGGCTACGCGACCCGCCAGTTGATCGGTGCTCACGCCGTCCGGGCCCGCAAGATCGCGACCGGCTTCCCGACATCTGCCGCTGACGCGACGATCCGGCGCATCCGCAACACGGAGACTCGCTGATGTCCATCGTCTACGGCGAGGAGGCAGCGGCTGAGGCACTCCGCGAGTTCCTTGAGGACGGAGTTTCTGGGGCCCTCCGGCTCAACGACCTGCTGGAGACGTACCGGACCGAGAAGAGCATCGACGAGACTGAGCTGCCCGACGTGGCGTCCTTCGAGACGCTGTACGACCGCGGGTCTCAGGCCACGTCCTACCCGAACATGGCGATCGTCTGGGACGGCTGTGAGGGTGAGGACGAGGGCACGAACGCCCGCATGGTCAACCACCGGTTCGACCTGGTGCTGTTCATGCTCGCGGCTCAGATCTCAGGCGATGAGACTGACGCTGCGGTCGCCGCTGCGCGGTACACGGACGTGATCCGGGCGCTGTTCTTCCGCCGGTTGCCGATGGGATCTCAGGGCTGGACTCTGAACAACGGCGGGACCGGCGACGCCAAGGGGCGCGTGATCCGCTGTTCCATCGACTCGCAAGACCGCGGACCGCTCGAAGACCCGACTGATCCCAACTGGATCGTACTGACGCGCCTCACGGTGCGGATGGAAGAGGCTTGGTGATATGCCCGGACCCAACGTAGACGTAGGGACAGCCCTCGCAGTCTTCATCGACGGCCAGGCGGCGAACGCGCTCGACACCCCGGCCACGGACTATCCGGTCGCTGCGGACGCCGTGCGGGCGCTCCCCGGCGTGACCACGAGTGGCCCGGCCGCCTTCTCGTTCTACGAGGACAAGCGGGACACGTCGACCAAGCAGGGCGTGATCAGCGAGAAGCGCGAGGCGTCGCTGGCGCTGGAGTGCTACGCCTACATGACGACGGTGGGCACGGCGCCGGACTGGTGGGACCTCCTGCTGTACGGCGGGTGGCAGCAGCAGACGGGACCGGCGGCAACGACCGTCACTGGCGTTACCTCGACGACGACGGTGATCGCCCTGACGACCGCGGCCGGGATCACGGTCAAGGGTTGCGCTGAGATCAGCGGAGAGCTCCGCAGGATCACAGCGGTGGACGCCGCGGGGGCTCCGAACACGATCACGGTCACCCCCGCGCTGTCGTCCGCCCCGGTGGCGACGACGACCGTCAGCTTCGGGATCACTGCCTACCCGAAGGACGCCCGCGCCGACGACCAGGACGCGCTGACCGGCTGGGCCGGCAACAACCGGAGCATGGAGCGCTTCGTCGGCTGGGTGATCGACACGCTCAACCTCTCGATGGGTGGTACCGGCGCGGCGAAGATCACCGCCAGTGGCCCGGCCCGCGAGCGGAACCTGCTCTACAGCACGGCGCTCTCCGCCGGCATCAACGACGCGGTCACGACGATCCCGGTCGACGACGGCACGGCGTGCCCGGCAGACGCCAGCGCCACGAACCCCTTCTACTTCGAGGTCGGAACCGAGGTGCTGAAGATCATCGCGGTGTCCGGCAACAACTGGACATCTGACACCCGCGGCGTCTACGCCCACGGCGGCGCTGCTGCCGCGCACCTGGAGGACGCCGAGGTGTTCCCGGCCGTTCCGACCGGCACCTACGCCGGGACCCCTGCACCGGCCACCAGCGGGCAGATCATCCTCAACGGTGACGACATGCAGCTCGGTGAGGTGTCGCTGGCCTGCGAGATGGGCGTGGTACCCCGCGAGGGGCAGCACGGCGACAAGTGGGCGTTCAGTGGCTACGTCCTCGGGATGCGGTCGATCAAGCCTTCTGGGAACGGCTCGTCCTTCTACGACGAGGCCGGTGTCAGGATGCAGGAGGCCACGAACCGGACCGCGATCCAGTTCTTCGCGCAGCAGGGCGGGTCGAGCGGCGCGATCATCGCCTTCGAGTGCCCGACGGTTCGGCTGGACTTCGCCGACTACGCCCGCGGCGAGGACGAGGTTCAGATCGCGATGGGAGGCGAGGCCGAGGGCACGTCTGCCGGCGAGGATGAGATCTACATCATGGTCGCGTAGGACGACCACCACAGGAGCGCCCACACATGGATCTGAAGCGATGGAATCTGCGACGCTACGAGCTGCGGGACGAGGACGGAGGCGACCCGGCTGTGGTTCGCTACCGTCCTGTCACGGGGGCGTGGCGGCTTCGACTGCTCGAGAACGACCTGCAGGCCATGAGGCCAGGGGCCACTGCGGAAGACGACGAAGCGGAGGTGTCCTCCGAGGCGATCGCCGAGAAGCTGGCAGGGCTCTCAGGCCAGCTGCAGTCGGCGAGCGCGCTCTGGCTCGATCTCCTGCTGGATCTCGTCCACTCCGTGGAGGGGCTGACTATGGGCTCGGAGTCGCTGTCGACCGAGGATGCGATCCGCGCACTGGTCGATATGGAGGCCCCGGCGAAGGCGCTGGTCAAGCACATGCTCGCCGAGGCGGAGGTCACCGCCGATCAGGAAAAATTCTAAGGGCGCTCCTCCACGTCCAGGCCGCGCCCGAGCCACTGCTGGACAAGAAGGCACTGTCGGCCCGCAAGGCTGCCGGGTGCGACGGCTGCCGGCTGTGGGCCATGTGCGAAGGCGTGCGCGGGATCACGGGCGACCCCTACCCCAAGGGGCACAAGCACGCGGGCAAGCCGCGGTTCAGCACGCCCGTGCGCTGGCCTGCGGCTCCACCGGCCGAGGAGCATGCTGAACGCCGACGGCTGCACACGTGCCCGGAGCGAGCCGCTGAGCCGTGGATGCGTACGGCGATGGCGGTGTGGCACTCGGCGAGGGTGACCGGGCTGTCTCCGGTGAGCGATCTGGAGACGGCGGACCCTCGCGTGTTGAAGGCCTGCCAGATCCTCGACCATGAGATCGAGATCCTCGCGATGAAGGATCGGGAAGAAGCCAAGAGCCGAGCGGCTCGGCTGGCGGCGATGAAGGGGGCGCG